TTATTTTCTCACTCTTCATAAAAACACTCCTTTTTTTGTTTGTTGTTTTAAATTATGACTAATTGTTTAATAGGCAAGATTATAAAACAACTACCTATTACATAATTATTCTATCATCTTGCCTATATATTGTCAATAAATTATTAGTAATTTTTTATTTCTTTGATATGTATTTCCATTCTAGGATTATCTTTATCATATCCTAACCACAATATAAGTGGATTAAGTACAAAATAACTATCATCTTTAAGCACTCCTGCTTCTACCATAGCATCTAAAAAGAATTTAGGTGTCATATTGTCATTATCTGCTCTTCTTTTGGTTGGCATATAATATTTAAAAGTAATCACACACTTTTCTATATTTAAATTAGCCAATCTATAATAATTAATTAGCCACACGCCATACTCTTTCCATTGTTGTTTTAAATTGTTCATGCTGGGTCTTCTAAGAATAATCCATTTATTTAAGCTTGGATGCCAAGGTTTTTCTATTATTCTTTTCTTTCTTTTCTTATACTTTTTAAAATAATATTCATCATAATATTTATTTAAAGTTTCATCGTCAGAGATTATTTTATATTCCATTATCTAATTCGTCCTTTATATCAATCCATATTTATGATGTAATATTGGATTAATCTTTTTTAATTCTTTAGTTATTCTTTTCTTTAAAAGTTCATCTCTATTTTGAAATGTATTATTTACAAATTCTTCTTCTCTTCCTAATTCTATATAAAACCCACATTCATCTAGCATTTTTACAATAATATCTGTTTTATTAGCCAAATCTATAATTTCTGTTATATCTGTTGTTTTCATTATTAAATTTCCTCCTTATTCTTCTTTTCTTCATTTTTAAATAAATTTAATATAAAATCTCTACCTTTACCAGTCCATTTAGTGCTATAAACAATAATTCCATGGTCATTTATCATTTGCTTAGTAGAAGTATAACCCAATGCCGCATATTTAGCATATGGTATCCAGGTATTGTTTCTCTTATATTGTATCTTTTTAATATATAATATTTGATTTAATTTTTGTGCTGAATTTATTCCCAATTCTTTAGCAATTTCAGATGTTGTATAAGTTTTACCAGTGTGTATTAATAAATCTCTTTTTTCTTCTGCATCTTTCTTTTCTTCTATAGCAATAGCTTTTTCCTTTTGTGCCTTTTCTCTAAGTATTTTTTCTTCTTTAAGAGCTGTTAATATACCAATCATATAATCTGGGTCTGCTATAGTCTTTTCTAACATATTATCTGTCATATATACTTCATGCTTTCTTATAGAAGGTAATACTTCTGAAGTAACCCACTTTTTAAACTTCTTTGCATTTGGAAGTTTACTTGAAAGTATTAAACTGTATAAACCACTTTCATTTATTAAAGTTGTTTGAGTTTTTACCATCTTCCCATTTTGGGAATGTGCTATTATTTCTTTGATTTTATCTTCTTCATCAACATGAACAGATACAGCCTTACTTGAATTACTATATCCTAATATTTCTGCAACATCTTTGCCTACAAACCAAGGTTCATTATTAATTAACATTGTTCTTACTTGTCCAAATTCTTCATTTTTGAAAATTTGAATTTCTTTACTCATTCTTATCATTTCCTTTCTCTTATATAAATTAAGTCATTATGACTTTATTGTTAAATTTATATTTATTATATTCATCATTTTTTATGCTTTGCTATTATGTCAACTCAATAAATTTGTAATTTCTTAAATACTTTCATAAATATCATTCTCCTTTCATTTTATTTATTTTAAATGCTCACCACCCTATTTTAATTAATTTTATGAGTTAGATATGCAAATTTAACTATTTTTACAATCTATTAATTGTTATAATTTTCAGAACTTTTATTTACTCTTGAATACTCCGTTTTTCTCTATTTTTCAAGCCTAATTTTCTATTAAAATTGGTATTTTAACAGATGAAACTAATAAAAATTTTTTTATAGATAAATATAATAGAATTCAATCTTTTGATATTAAAGAAAATTATATTCAATGGGATACTAGTGGCAAAAGAAGTAATTCACAACAAGATAGGGCATATTATCAAGATAAATTATCTCCAACATTATCATGTTGTAATTCTAATGGTGATAAATCTCAAGTTATTTTAGCAAATAAAGAAGATATTAAAGAAAAAAATTTAACAACTGATTATAGAATAAGGAAACTAACACCAAAAGAATGTTGGAGATTAATGGGATTTAGAGATGAATGTATAGACAGAAGTATAGAAATAGGAATTTCAGATTCTCAATTATATAAACAAGCAGGTAATAGTATAGTTGTTAATGTTTTATATTATATATTTAAAGAATTATTTAAAAATCATATAATTTATAAAAATAATTAAAAATATACTATTCGATAACACGAGAAAAATCGTACCTTATAAATTGAAATATTCCATTAAAATACCAAATTCCTTTTTATTAGTTTCTTCTAATATTTTTTCACCATCTAATGTAGTTATAGTAGGAGCAATTCCGTTCGTTAAATATACTCTATTAGCTTTTTCAAAATTACCTTCAACTTCAATAAAAGTAGTTATAGATTTATCAAATTCATCTGTAGTAATATTAAGTATTTCTTTTAATTCTCGCCATATTTCTGAATCTGGAATTGAAAAACATTTATCACTTCTAAACCAATGTTCAACTTTTGTTAAAGGTTGGTGTAAGATTCCTGATACCTGTTTATTAGATAATCCTATAGCTTTTTTGCTGCCCTTTAATATTGTTTTTAGTTTTTCTATATCTACTGGGTATTTTCTTAATTTAACTATTTGTGGTATATCTAATTTGATTATTTTATTGTTTTCTAATATTTGTTTTGGTTGTTTGTAATCTGTCATAAGTAATGTAGACATTATTCCATTTATACCATAAGTTTTATCTCTATCTCCTATTGTTCTAAAATCTGGTGCAGTAGTTCCAACTATATTTAATTTATTTCTATCCATATCTTCTATATTATTTCTTTTAAATCTATTTTGAATTTCTTGACTTAAATAATATTTATTATCAACATTTTCTTCTAAAACATCTTTTAATCTTAATCCGCTATCAAATCCTTTAGGGAAATTAAAATTTTTATCGTCTACATCATTCCTAATACATATAACATATATCCTTTCTCTATTTTGTGGAATTCCATAGTCTTTAGCATTTAAACAAATAGGTTGCTCATTTTCTTTCTTTGGATAATAACATTCATATCCATAACCTTCAATTTCATTAATTATGCTATAAAAATCATTTATAAATTTCTTCCCTATTAAATTTTTTACATTTTCTATCATTATGTATTTTGGTTTTTTATGTTTAATTATTTTTATTCCTTCTACATATAAACCACTTCTAGTCTTATTACCTTCTTTGTCAATCATTCCCTGTTGTTTTCCAGCAATTGATAAATCGGTGCAAGGAAAGCTCATATTAAATAAATCAAAATTGGGAATGGCATCGGGATTAATTAAACTTATATCACCTAAATTATTAGTGGCAATACAGCATTTATATAACAATTCTAATTTGTCTTTTTTCATTCTAGGGATAGAAGTTTTATTTTTTTTAAAATCATATCCTATATTTCTATTTATAAGATAATCTCTCATTGTTTCTACTTCTAAAGGTTCTATTTTACTAATATTTATTTTATGTACTGCTACATAAGAGATGATAACATCTACATCTATTTCTGATATTCCAGTTAATTCAACTGGTGCTCCTAATTCTTTTAATGATTGATGTAATGCTCCAATTCCAGCAAAGCTATCAAATAATTTTACTGGTTTCATATTAAAATTATACTTTATTAAATTATCATTATTAAATTCTTTCAATATATTGCTCCCTTTTTATTTATAAAATAGTTCTTTTAAGGGAACACCAAAATACAAATAATGATGTTCCCTTTTATAAATTATTATTAATTGTTTATTTTTCTGTCTGATTTTTTTATTTGAAAATATTTATGTAAGTCATCTTTAAATTTTTCTATAGCTTTTTCACATATCTCTCTTGAACTGAAACTTACTACTCCAAAACCAATGTATTTTTTTCTTGAAAAATCACAAAATATCGTACCATCATTAATATAAGCTATTCGATATATATATGGTTCTTGGTTTTTCTCCCATTCATTATTTTCTTTAGCAAACTTTTTTAATTTAGCATATAATTTAACACAAAAAGCCATATCTTCAGCTTCTTTTTCTGTTTTAACACAATTTCCTATTTCATATGCTTCCTCATCAAACTTATCACCTCTCCAATGGTATGTATCAGGTCTAGCATTAAATCCAACACAAAAATACCTTTTATTCTGTTTAGGTTTCCATAATTTATTTTCTTCCTTATCTAAAATATCTTTTTGCTCTTTTAATCCATTTAATTCATTTTGTAAATCATTAATTAATCTTTCTGTATTTTCAATCTTCTTTTCTAAAACTTCTTTTTTATCCATTTTTAATTCTCCTTTTATATTAATAATTAACTGCTTCTTCTCTAGTGATAAAAAAATGTATCCCTGTAGCACATTCTTCCCATCTATCTTCATTAAAGTCTTTGACTTCTAATATATCTCCAACTTTATAAGTAAAATCAAAATCATATTGGGAATGTGCTATTGTTCCCTCAGAACATTCTGTTCCATCTAAATAACTTATTGATAGCACTTTAGCTTTACTACATCTACATTTCCTACTAGTAGCACTTGAACGTAAACTATCTTCAGTTATTTGTAATTTAATTATGACTGGTTGTGGTGACCCAATATTCATATTAGTTACAGTATAATCGCCTAATGTATTATCTGGAACAAAAATATTAGCTTTCTTAAATCCTATAAAAGAACCTTCTTCTGGGCATTGTAGAGAGTAAAATGAAGTACATGGATTTGTTGTAATATTCTCTAATTTACAATCTCTTATTTCAGCACTTGAAAGATTTGCTCCTGCTAAATTAACATTAGTTAAGCTACAACTTATAAAGTTACTATTTACTAAATTTGTCCCATAAAAAGACGTATTTAAAAAATCACAACACTCAAACAATGTTTCCTCAAAATCACTAGAAGAAAATACTGTATTCAACAATTTACAATTCTTGACTTTCATTGAGGACATATCACAATCACAAAACTGAACTTCTGACAAATCTCTATTTTCAATACTTAAATATGATAAATCATAGTTTATTAAAATTAATTCATGTCCTTTTTTTAAGTCATTTAACCACCTTTCATGTTCATCTATTAATCTATCTAATTCCTTTTGACTGATTTTATTCATTTTTTCACCTCTTATAAATAGCAGAATATTAATGTTGCAGCTAATAATATCAAACTACAAATTATCATTTTATTATATTTAGCATCTTCTTTTTTACAAATTCTCTTAATGGTTTCATCTATTATTCTTTTATCCTCTGGCAAAACTAACATACTATCTAATCTTCCAAAATCTTGTGAAAGTTGGTCTAAATTATTTAGCAATTCTTTATTAGTCATTTTTCTTTTATTATGTTTTCCTATGTATCTATTAAACATTATTTTCATCTCCCTTATTTGATTTACTATCTATTTCTTTAATTTTATCTTCTATATATTTAGCAATTTCATAAAAATCGCACTCTTCATTCCAGCCAATTATAGTGCTAACTCTTACTAATTTAGTAGTAAGAACTGAACCTTTATAAAGTATTAATGGATTATACTCTCTCCATAAATAGTCTTGTTTCATTAATTTCCAAATATCAGTTTTAAGAAATTTCTTCTTATCATAAATACCTTTCTGTTTATTGTAAATTATTATCTCTATACATTCTTCCATAATCTCACCTCACTTAATTGTTATTTTCATCTATTATGAATAAATCTTGAACATAATTAAAAATTTTCATAACTGTAATATTTCCCTTAATATCTATTAAGACATCACCTAAATATCCTCTTTTTACTTTAAAGTTTGGGTCATTAACCCTACTAAAAACTAATTTAGGATGTTGTGCTAGTAACTCTAACATTTGAAATAATGTAAATTTAGTCATTAATTCTCCTTCTCTATTTCTTTACCTATAGTCATTATACAATTAATAAAATCTTTTTCAGTATTATTCTTTAGCAATACATCAAAGATACTTCTTTCTTTATTAGGTGCTATTTTCATTTCATCATCTAATAATCTTCTACACATTTCTTCTACTTGTGCTTTACTTGTATTAGGTTGTCTTTTTAGTGACCTAATAAGCCTTATTCTAGGCTCACAATCTATATAATAAGAAATACATTCTATATCTTGTTGATAGCAATATCTTTGAATATTAATTGCTCCATTTAAATCCAAAATGACAATCTTTATCCCATTTTGAATTACTTCTCCTATTGGAATTCCATATATCCATTCTTCTATACCTAAACCATCTTTACTTATCACATCATATGCTCTATGGTCTACAAAATCGTTATTTCTTATTTTATTTTTTATATCTTCATATGAAGTGAAATGGTAAGAAATATCTTGTATTTCTCCATCTCTTATTGGTCTGTTAGTATAACTAACAATCTTTTTTAAATTTGGATGATGTATCCTTAGTAAAGCATTAAGAATTGTATCTTTACCACAAGCACTACAACCTGTTAAAGTTATTATTTTGTTCATTAATCTTTCCTCCTTTATTTAAATCATGCCTAATTTTTTATTTTTGTTAGGCTGCAATATCTTTTTGGTAGCCATATGGTGGTAAAGCACCACCTTTTTTTGGTTTATCGTCATCTTTTTCATCTTTCTTTAAAAATATAACTTTATATCTCATTATTTTTATACTCCTTTATTTTTATTTTTGATAAAATTTCTTTTCTTGCAAAATGTAGATTTTTATGTTCTATTATATATTTTAATATTTTATTAATTTTAAAAATATTTTTTTCTATTACTGCAATATTATATGCTGTTATTAATTCTTGCTCTTTAGCACCAATTTTTTTATAATATTCATTTAACATTTTACAAGTATTATAATATTCCTCTCTCGTTATATCTTGGTCAACTTCAAGATATAACATTAGTAAATTGTAATATTTATTTTTATATTCCTCAATATAAATTTTATCTCTCTCCATTTCATTTTTTAATTCTAAAAGATAAAATTTTGCTTCATCATACTTTTTTTGCTTTGCTAATATCCAGCCTAAATTATAGGCTATCAACCTTTTTTCTTCTATTTTGTTTAAATTAATATATCTTTTCATATATATTAATTTGAGTTTTTTTTCAACTAATTCATATTTTCCTACATCCATCAATGGCATAATTTCTTTACTGAATTTATTTTTTATGTCCAATTTTACCACCCACTTTTATACTACTACTTTTTCTATCTCATTCAAATTAAAAGGAATATAATAATCATTAAAATCTAAATCATGTTCCTTGCAGAAATATTCCGCATCCTTAATTGCGATATTTCTTTCGTTTAATAATCTATTCCTCAATTCAATATTTTTAGAATATAAAACTAAACTAACTTCTATATCCCTTATTTCAATTATTTTTCTATTTATTATTTGGTATTTTTTTTCTTCTGTTTTTAATGCCACACTTACTGCTAAAGCTTCATCCAGCCTTTTTATGTCATCGTCTTTTAGTTTACCAGATTTTTTAATTAAGCTGCTCTTATTGATAGTTCTTATTTGTTCCAATTGTATTACACTATCACATCTTAAATTATTTAAATTATCTTTTTTAATTAAGACGTGTGTTGGTTGGTTACATTTTTTCATTTGTGAAGTAACTGTAGCAACAATAACCGTTGAACTATATTTATTTCCAATATCATTTTGTATTATAATTACAGGTCTAATTCCCCTTTGAATAGACCCAGAACCCTCTAAGTTTGCAAAAAATATATCACCCCTCATATAATCATTGTTTAACATAAAATCCACTCCTTAATAATATAATGATTAATTGTTTATTATTATAATTAAATTATAAGATATTAATATTTTATTGTCAACGGATTTTGTTTATTTTTTTAATAAAAATACTAAAAAAAGAGTAGTAATAAACCTACTCTTTTCCTTCATATAGTAAATATTTATATAAATTTTCATCTGTAATTAATGGCACATTTTTATATATATAATCTAAATCTATTTTATATTCAATTGCTAATTTTTCTAAACAATCAGTATTAAATTTTTTAGGTGCTTGTGTTTGATTTTTTATAGAAATAATTAAATCTTTATTTCTAGTTAACTCATTATATAGCTTTTTTATTGTTGCTACTTTTGTATGGTTAACTTTTAATTTAGTTCCATAAAAAACAGAGCAAACATTGGCAATATCCTTTACACGCAAAAATTTCTCCATACGTATTCTTAACAAATAATCAATTATTCTTGTTTTTTGTAGGTCAGTATTTGCAAAAGAATTAAGTCTTCCCTTCATATTAACTTGTTGCAAAACCTCACAACAAAGATGTGTTCTAGTTGCAATCCACATACTTGTAACCTGCTTTAAATTTCCCTTTTTGTCTTTACACATTAACACATAAGATTGATATGGTCTTCTTCTTTCTAGCTCTTTAATCCATTTAACAAATATATCATCAATAGGTATTCTGGAGATGATGGTATTATTATGAATAATATTTACACATTTATTATCATAATCTATATCAGAAAATTTTAAATCTATTGCTGTCAAGCCTCTTCCTTCAAATCCATATCTTCCTAATAGCAAAACTATGCTCTCTTGTAATGGAACTTGTTGAAGTGGGTTTTTATCTAATAAATATAACATTTCATCCAACTCTTTTATTGTTAATGTCATTTTAGTTAAAATATTTTTATTGGTTGTGGCTAATTGTGATACATTTATCATGTTAGCTAAGTTTATATTGATGTATTTTTTATTTATACACCAATTTAAATAAGATGAAATAACTGTTTTTATTGTTTTTTGTGTTGTACTTCTTATTGTAAAATTAGCTAATATAATCCCCTTTATTTCATCAGATGTGAAATTCATTACGTCTTGATTTTTTGCCACTTCATATTCGTGGACATACTTATTATATATTCTCCAGTATGAAACAATTGTTAAATCAGAATTTATATATAATTCATTTAGCCAAATGAGTTTTCTTCTTGAAAACTCATCTAAATTTTTAATAATTAATTCTTTTTCTCTTAAATTTCTATAGGATTTTCCTATAAATTTTAATTTCATTATTTCACTATCATTAGTACTAATCATTTTTCT